TCAACTGCTATTACCTTTGCCATTATACCAACTTTTTTAAATGGGTTATCATATCTCTAAACGAAAAAGGCAGGTAATCGTTACCAAATGCAAATTTTAACTCTTTGCTTGCCTTCTTTGGTGGCTTTTTAATCTTGCTTAATATTTCTAAAGTTTCTGTTATCATAATTATCCTCCTTCGGGTGCATCTAATCCTTGTGGCGCAAATGGGTCACCATTATCTGTTGGTTGTTTCCAATAGCAAATACCCCCATCACCTTCTGCCTGCCAACTATATCCGTAAGCCTCACAACAACCTTTATTTGCCGTTGCACTAGCACCCGTTTCAGCATTTGCAAAGTTTACTGTTCCATCTAAATTAAATGAATCTATAATTAAAGCGCATTTATTACCTAAGCCTGCATTGCCAACACCTAACTTTATCAACTCAACCATTGTTGGTTGTGTTTCATTTACCTTGTAATTTTGAATAGAGTTAATTCGGTAAAAGGTATCTTTTACAAATATTTTATTGTTAAATCTTAGGTTGTGGATATCAACTGAATTAAGGTTAAAATAAGCCTTAACCATTCTTGCCTCACTTGTGTAAATTTCATTTAAATATTGTTTCCAATATAAAGTAAACGGTGTATTTTCTGTGGCTGAATCTACCCAAACATCGAAATTATAAATACCCGAATAAGTATCTGACCAATTTAAATTGAATACACCACTTGAAGCAGGCACATCTGAATAATGCCCTGCATAACCATAAGTATCTAAAGTATTAAATGTGGTTGTGGCTTCATCATATAATTTTATTGTTGCCCCTTGTATTGTTTTCTTTTTAAAGAAAAATATTCTTGGATTGCCCTTTAAAACTGCTATTTTTCCATCACTTTGACGTGCTGTTAAATCCATCACGCATAACTCATAAATTTGAGTTGTGCCACTAATATTTATTAACCTATTGGTAGGCTCTGAAAATATTGTTTTGTTTTTATATTCACCCTCTACCAAATCGCTTTCATCTTCGTAGATAAATGAACCATATGGCTTCTTTGAAAAATCCCTTCTATAGGTTGATAAATAGTTTTTATCTTCTCGCCATTCCCAAGTCAATTTAGATTTTCTAAAGTTGGTTGTAGGTATTATTTGAATCTCTTTGTTTTCGTCAAGTTTATCAGTCCAATCTAAAGTTGTTCCCCTATCCATATAAATTGGGTAAGGGTCAATAATTAATTCTTTTGGATTATCTTGCTTAGGCTCAACAAACATATTAAAATGCTCAAAGATTGATTTTAAAAAGTCAATCTGAAATTCATCAGGCATATTATCTTGCAAATAAATTGTTTCACCTGTTGGTGTATTTGGTTGCTTTAATAATTGAAAGTATGAATTTTCTTTTAAATATAATGTTAATGGCGGAGAAGGGTCAATTGCTGTTATTTGCATTTTTACAACGCTGCCCACATTTAAATTTAAATAAAATATTAAATCAATTTCTTGAGTAGTAGTACCACCATCAACAACGTTAGCAATAGAATAATTTTGACTTGTTGCATAACTTGTATTATTGACAGCAATATCAAAATTATAAATAGCCGAAAATTGGTCTGCTGCATCATTACGGGTAAACTCAACAAAGGCTTTAATTTTAAATGCGTATGTACCCTGTCTTGGTGCTGTGTATTGATAATTTACATTATCATAATTATTATTTGTATCATAAGCACCACCTGTTGAATCATTATTAAATGGCATATCAAAAGCAGTGTTTGTTGATATTTGTAAATCTGCCGTTTGTATTGCCTTAAACCCATTATTTGTTATTCTATATTTAACAACACTGTGTTGTGGTGCAAGTGTTATGTAAGTATCATAAATATTAAACCCCGATGTTGAAAAAAATTGGCTATCATAAGAATAACCTGCATCTGAAAATATTTTATCAAATAATGTAACTAATTTTATTGCAGGTTTAAATTCATACTCTTTAATTGCCCCCGTTGATTGAATAATATCATTTGTATTATTACCGCCTAATGTCCATACTTTGTTATCTATACCCCAATTTATAAAAGGGTATTTAATTACGCTTTGGTCAGCTCCTGCTGATATGTATGTAATATTATCATCCCAACTATTAACTATGTTATTATAAGTTAAATTATGAGCAAATGTATTTTGCCAATCTGAATCTAAATCTTGAAGCTTTTTTTCGCCTAATTCATCTTTAAGATTTCCCGTTTCACCAATTACAACAACCTCATAACGTTCGGTTAATAGGTTTACACTTTCAACATACAAATAGCCTTGTATTTGCGTTAAACTATCAACTTGTAATTCACATTTAGTTTTTTGGTAAATATTAAATGAACCTGTTGCTAAATTAACGTTATAAAGGTGGTTAAAGAATTTATTGTTTGTATCGGTAAATGGCAAGCTAAATGAATTACTTCTACTTGACTTTCTGCTGCTAAAATCTTGAACCTCTGAAACCTGAAAGTTTAAAGAAATATCTTCATCTGCATCAATATCTAAATAATTGGCTGCATCTGTTGATTGGTTATATGCTATAAGTTGAATCATTAATTAACAAAATATTTTTGAATTTTCATCTATTTAATTTTGTGGGCTAATTTAAAAGTCAATTGTAAATTATTTAACTTATTATTTACATCCTGTTTAAACTCATAATCGGTATCGGTAATAATTACAGGTGTAAAATTCCCGTTTTCGTTTACAAATTGCACCTCTTTACTCATTAATAATTCTTGCAACCATTCAAAATCCGAATCATTTAACCAATCTGAATTAACAGTGTATTGTTTATCTGCTTCAATCTTGTAAATGGTATCACCGCTTTCATATTGACTATAAGTGTAAGTTGCACCTGCACCCCAATTACCATAAGGCTTTCTAAATGTTTCTCTTTGAATGTTTAACTTTTCGGTGTGGGCTAACTCAAAGGTGTAATAATCCCAAGCACCTAAAGCATTAACCCAAGCTAATTGAATAGGTGTGTATTTTGAACATTCAGCAATATCAAATCTATAAGTTTTGGTTTGGTAATCTCCAACGTTATCAAATACCTGCATAGTATAATATGCAAGATTTGCATTTGCACTTGGTTTTACATTTACATTAAAACTTTGTTCCTCCAAATTCTGATAACCAACAGGTATAAACTGATACAACTTTGCTGCATTTGCTGTGGATTTAGTGCTTATAAAATTCTCCATCCCAACTGTAGCCCTTGTAACATTCGCAGTGCTTATTTGCGTTCCATCAGCTTCATAGAATGTAAAATTAACCCTTAAATCTGTATCAACCGTACCATTAAATGCACTTGCTAAAATAGCTGCACTCTGATATTCCCCCGCCCTCGTTTTAACTCTTGTGGGCATATTGGTTAGCCATTGAATCTCGGTTGTATCATTATTAAATTCATAAATGCCTGCTAAAGTTGGTGTAACTCCATCCTTAAATTGGTAAGTAGTGTTTATTGCTATAAATGAAGTAGTGGCGTTTCCTGTTGATGGATATTCGGTTGGGTCTGTGGTTGCACTTGTTGCATATTCCTCATAAACATTTATCTCAATAAATATTGAAGTATTGCCACCATCAACTGTTGTAAGTATCTTATGAATTGGTGTACCTCCATCTAAATTTTTAGAAGTCAAATAGTCTTTTAATATTTGGTACAAATCAAAATGAACATAGTTATTTGCATTGGCTTGCTGTTTTACTTTTATAACCTCAGTCCCATTTACATCAATTGTCATCACATACCTAAACTTTTCCTCTGATGTGTTGGTAGAAGATGCTGTTAATACTAACGGTTTTTGAAGTGCAACTACATCGTTAAAAGTATTTTGAATTGTAACTGCCATTATTTAAAGTTTTCTTTAATTGTAAAGTCTAATAATTTTTCCATTGATATTGCCAAAGCATCTTCTATTTTAGGTGTTAGTCTTTTATATTTTAACTCAAATGCCCTTGTGAACCATTCAGAAGCTTCTATTCCTTTTTGAAATATTGATTTTCTTATTGCAAAAACGATTGACTTTCTTGAAATAAACCTACCTGATTCATCTCTTGTATCACCTAATCCTCTTCTTATTACCCACCTATCTAAATTACCTGAAGGTGGCATTTTATTTTTATAAGAAAAGGTAGTTTTTGATTTAGATTGTGCTGTTTTTGTTTTTGCATATGTACTTTCGCTACCTTTTACACCTAAGTCCTGATACATCCCATATTCAGGCATATTAATAACAAAACGAAAACCGTTTTTATAACCCTCAAATTCATAGTTTAAACCGTTGTATAATTCTTTAGAAACATTCTTATCCTTTCGGGTAAGGTTTGAACGTGCCTCTTGTATTACCTCTTTGCCAAAGGTTTCAAAAGCCTGCTTTATTTCTTTGGTGTCAAACATTTACTACTATTCTATATCTTGTTTTATTTCTACCTCTCCAATTGTATATTCAATTCCATTATCAATCAAATCTTGTTCTGCCTCTAATTGTAGCCAATATTCACCGCTTACGGTGTTGTTTGTAGGATTCCAATAGCTATCTCCATTTTCATTTAATAAAGGAAATTTTGAAAGGTATGTAATTATTAATGCTGTCATAAAATTTAATTTATTATCTTCCTAATGCTGTGTTATAAGTTGTAATTCCATCTGATAAATCTTTAGCTTGATTTGCTGATAATGAATTACCAATCATAAAAAAATTAAAAGTCCTTCTGTCGTGAAAATTAGAAACCCCATTATTATTTAAAGATAAAATATATAATTCAATAGAAGGATAGGTTCCTGACAATGTAGATTGTGTTGCAACCTGACTTCCATTAAGATATATTTTATGGTCATTTGCTGCGTTTCTTGTCGCTGTTTGAATACCCGAAGTGCCAACACCTACAGCATTTAGTCTACCTATATTACCATACATTATTGAAGAAATATCATTTCCGCTATTTGTTGATAATATACCTAAAGTTTCAGCTAAAGCACCACCAACTGAACCTCCTATACCAAATACAGTAGAAGATGCACTATTCGATGTTGATATAGTTAATGAAGTATTATTTTCTATTAAATCGGTATTTGTAACTATACCTGTTGTGCCATATTGGTTAGTTCCATTTCCTGTAATACCATTGACAGTTGCTGTTGGGTTGTTCTGCCATGTTATTCTAAAATTAGATGCGTTTATAAGATTAAATTCATAAGCTGTTCTTGTAGCTGTGCTATCATCAACAGGACAAATCGGATAAATTGCAGTTGCACTACTCCAAACATCTGAATTATTAGTAGTACTACCTATGCCTTTTAAATCTAAAACCAATTGATTAATAGCTGCTTGCTGTGTTTCACCCGTAATCCCTGCCGCTGTAATAAATGCTTGTGCATCGGGGTCAAAACCACCAACAACACTTTGAAAATTACCAAATCCTAACCCTATCATGCTACATCGTTAATTTTACCAACAATTATCCATTCATTTGCATCTATTTTTTTAATAGTTGCTCCACCCCATTGGGCTGTTATTGATGTTGACCCCCCGTCAACTCCGTTTAGAGTTACTCCTGCATCAGCTTCGATAGTTAGTTGTTGTTCTGTTTTTTGTATAAAATCTATTTCTGTGCCTGTTGTAAATTCTACATTGTCATCTATTGGTATTATTATAGTAGTAGGGTCACCAACATTTGTTGCTATTATAAAATCTCCTGCATCTTCTAAAGATAAGGTTCTACTTGTGTCAGCCTCAACAATTATTGCCCTTCTTCCATCTATTGCAGGATTGCCTGTAATATCATTACCATTAACATCTAAATTACCACCGAGTTGTGGACTTGTATCTTCTACGACATTGTTAATAGAAACAGCTTGTACTCTAGAATCTGTGTAATAAAGGTTTGTGTTCTCAGGTACTACACTTGTATCAAGTGTTGTTGAAACTGCTTGATTAGAACCATTACCTAAGAATATTTTTCCATTGTTAAGATTTGGTGTGGCGTTTGACCTAAATGCCCCTTGAACAAGTATAATATTTGGCGAAACAACCTTGCCAATTTTTTGAATTAAATTGCCCTCTCCTGTTGGGGCTGTTTCTTGTAAAGCACCAAGACCATTAATATACAAATTTGCACCTGCTGTAAAACCATGCGAGCTAAAATTAATTTTACCACTTACAGCAACTTGACCTTCACTACTTGGGTTAATGTTTTCTTTAACTATTCCCAATGCAGGCATTTTGTTGGCATCACTTGAATCTGCTAAATCTATATGAGGTTTATCACCGTTATTGCCACCTGTTAAATAAACCGCATCACCTTTGTTTATTGTGCTTGCTGTATTGTTATAGACTCTGACAAATACTGCACCATCTAAATCACCTAAAAACTCCCCACTAACAGTAACACTACCTGTGATATCTATATTACCTGTTCCTGTAATATCATTACTATTTAAATCTAAATTTCCACCAAGCTGAGGCGTTGTATCATCAACTACATTGGCTAACTTACCATCAATTTGAGTTTGTATTGCGCTTGTTACTCCATCACTATAATTTAATTCAGTAACGCTTGCTGTTAATCCTGTCAATTCATCTTGCTTTCCATTTATCTGAGTTTGGATAGCTGATGTAACGCCATTCAAATAACCAAATTCCGTATTACTAACACCTGAATCTGATGTGTTTGGTACACTATCAATTAAATCTTCAAATTGAACTTGTGTTGGTTTGTCACCTGTTTCAAAGTAACTCTTTAGAGTTGTTCTTCCTTGTTCTGCCATTTTATTGTACTATAAATGTTGTGCCAATTTCCCAAACTCCGATTCCATCCGTAATAATACCTCTGTTAATTATTGAATCGTTGCAGCCTGTTTTAGCATATTTTACTGTTATATCTACACTTGCTGTCCATGCAAGCATTCTATCATTTTTATCTATTCTTGGTTGGCTTGGTGATATGGTTATATCGTTACCAACTGAATAATCTTCATGGTTTTTAAATATATCACCGTTTATAAATTGCCCTACTACATCTTGAATAATATCAAACAACCTTGAATCAACTTCTAAGTCATCTGACCTATCTTCTTTGGGTAAATCAAACACTGTGATTAAAACCGTAAAAGTAACAAACCCTTTACCGCTTTGGCTTGTTTGTGGCTCAATTAATAAAGCAGGTAAGGCATCACTTTTAACATCTAATTGAATAGAATCACCATAGTAGAATGATGTTATTTGTGGGTGATTAGTTGCAAGTTCTTCAACTTCTTTAACTACCTTGTAAAGTGTCTGCATAACCTAATAACGAAATTTAACGTGTTTTGTTATTTTTTATTTGCTTAACCTGCTGTTCGGCTTGGTCTTTTCGGTACATTAAAAACATTAAAGCCTTTTCAATTGGTAACTTTCCCGCCTCGTCTAATTTAAACACATCGTTATTGCTTAATTCAATTAGGTAATGATACCAACCCCAATCTATGCTTCGGCTTGTTTGAAAGGTTTGTTTATCTCCTTTTGTGGTAAATAAGAAGCTAAAGTTATCAATAAGTCGCTTCTCAAAGTCCAAAAAAAAACCATCGCACCGTTTACAGCATCGCAAGGAAACTTTTCTCTGAATAGCTTTGGTCTGCCTTCTGTGCCTTTGTACGGTTTCAACCTATACAAACCCTTTGACCTTTGAATTATTGGCCTGTAAAGCACCGCTAAAATGTTATGCAGGTTTTCGTTAAATCCTTTCTTTTCATACTCTTGAATGTCGGCAAATTCTGCTGTTGTTATTTCTGAAAGGTTGCTGTGCATTGCATACTCAACCCCATCAATTTTAACCACCTTGTGAAGTTGATTATTTGCAGTTGAAAACATATTCATCAACACTTCAAAGATTTCCTCCAACTTAGCTTTAGGTAGTTTTTCAATTTGGGTTAAATCACCTTTCACAAAAATCTTAATTACTTGAATCATATACTCAACCTCACTAACATCTTTCTTTTCTAAATCTGTTTGCAGTTTTAAAAAGTCTTGATATTGGTAAAGTTTAATTTCAGTTAGTGATTCGGGGATGGTGAATTTAATTTTCATCACATTGATTTTGGTAAACCTTTTCAAATTCATCACGCCACTTCCTGATACAACTGCCACAACTTGATGGCTTTAAATTGCGTTTAAATACGTCATTATGTAACAACCTTAACGCCTCAATTGCATCACGTCTAACAGGGTCTTTGTAAAGATGGCCCCTAATCCTTGCATAAATACTTCTTTGTGCATCTGTAAGGCTTAATTTGTCTTTGTAGTAAGGAAATAGTTTATTTAATTTCTCCTGCCTTTCAGCGCATCCACAATCATCACCGACAACCGCTTTTACTACTTTGTCTATTCCCGTTGCTTTGGTTACTTTGGCGATGGTGTCGCCTAACCCTTTACTTTTTGGTCTGCCTCTTTTTGCCATATCAATCTTTAATATATTTTCTCAATTCTTTTTTTGCTCTTGTGATTGCGTTGTAAATGCTTCGCAATTCAATACCCGTATCATTGGCTAAATCTCGCATACTTGAATCGCTTGAAACGTACTCATTGAACAGCCTACTATCAAACCAATAAAGGTCTTTAAAAAAGTATCTGATATGTTCAGCTAACTCCTTTTCCTCAATTTCATTTTTGTTATTACAATATAAGTCTGCAAAGTTAGTAGAGTATTCGTATTTAATTTTCTTCTTGCTATCTAAAAACAGTTGGTTAATCATACGAACACAAATAAATTTTAGTACGCCTTTTTCGTGTATTGCTTTTAACTTGGTGTCATCATAGTTGTATAGCTTTATGTACATATTTTGAACAAGGTCATCAGCATCAAATTTATTCTTGCATATTTTGTAAGCTTTATCTCTAAAAAATTTATCGTGTTTAATTGCTATCTCGGTTATGATTTTCACTCACCAAATTTAGTTAAATTCTTGAATATCAAATTTAATAAATTCTTTGCCTTTTTTTACTATCTCTTTTGTTACTTGAAGTTTATAGAATCGGTTATCATTTATCAAGTATTTTTTTTGAATTAAATCTAAAAGAGGTTTTAAAGGATTATCAATATCGCTTGCCTTGCTACTAACTCCAAATATCACTATTAAAGTTAATTTTTGGCTTTCGGGTATTGGTATTGACTTTAATTGAATAATACTATAATCAATCCAATCTTTATACTTCTGCGTTTTAAATCTTTTACCTTGCCATGCTTCATTAACTGATAATGGTTTAATTTGAATTTCCATAAATTTCAATTTGTTCTTTGCATTTACAAATTAAGTTTGTTTATTAAGTTAAAAATCAATGTTTAGCTATGGCAGTTATTTTAAACTATTATTGACAGCACGAAACGGTACACGAATAAATTTTAAGCCTTTGTAATAAAAAGGATATTTAAAACGCTTCAAATAGTTATGACTAAATTCTTTTACTTTACACAACTCGACAAGAGAACCCCACGCCTCGTAAAATTCTCCGTTAGTTAATATTATTATGTTTTTGTTCATTGTTTTTCTATTCTTTCAAACAAACAACAAACAGGGAGGCTACATCCTTCAATAATACACCATCCTGTTTTCTTTTCTTTTCCAAGTCTTATGATGGGATAAGCTACCCCTTTTGAGTAGCCTATCCATTTTGCTTTATCCGTTGTATTTTGCATCTAATTGAGTATTATTTACTTTTCCTTTTCTTGAGGCCGCTTCTTTTGCTATTCTTCTTTCTATTTCTTGTTTCAATTCTTTAGAGTTATCTCCAGATACTTTATAAGAGATTAGTTCTGCTGTTGTAATACCTGTGAAAATTTCTTGAGCTGTCATAATTTTTTTGTTTTAATTTGATAGTGTAAAAATACAACAAATATTAATACCTGCAAACTTTTTAATAAAAAAAATGTAAATATTTTTAAAAATCTTCTATTTCAAACAAATCACCAACTAAAATTCTTTGGCACTCCGCTTTTATTCTTGGCGTTAATGTTTTATGATTCCCAATTTCAACTGCTTCAACCTCTTTTTTAACATTTCTAAATTTAAATAAATCGTTTAATTTCTCCTGCTCTTTTAAAAGGTTTTCACAAGCTCTTTTAACAATGTTCCATTTAGCTTCGTTGCTAACTTGAATTTTACCCATTCGGTCAAGGGTTTCATAACAGGCTGCAAGCATTGCAAATTCACCGTTTAGGTGTTTTCTTTGTTGGTCTTTAATAAATTCCAAAGAAACATTTCTTGAAGTTGCCAAACGTTTTTCAGGTTCAACGGGTTTTTTAAAGGTTCCGTTGTGTATGGCTGTTTTATTTTTCTTTAGCCAAATATCCTGATGATAATTTTTAAGCCAAAAAATCATTCGTTGGGCATAAATAGCCCCTCCTTGTGTTTGGTCGTTATCTCTACCATAACTAAAAGCTTCTCTGATTTCTTGCATAGTGTAGCTTAAATGATGTTTAAAAATGTATTTTGATAACTCGGTTAAAGTTATGTTCACCATTTGCTCATCCTTGTTAATTGATTGGCCTATTGACTTCATGTAGTAGTGAATCAACTCTAACAAAAGGTTGTTTATAAATTGTGGGTTTTCTTCTTTTATTGTTTTCATACATCAAAAATATCTAATTGATTCATATTTTCTTTTTTCTGAATATTTAAAGCTGTTTCTAATATTGTTTTACCTGCTTCATAATCTACCAAATTTCTTGCTATTTTTAAAACCCTTTGATTGCCTTTATATTTTCTAAAATCATAATCATGAAAATCGCATAAATCCTGCATTACGCTTTTTTGATTTAAACAACCTGAATTATTCCTTGTGCTTAGTTTGCTTGGTAAATTAAAATTAGTCCAATATAAATGTCTATCTCTTGTAATAGGGTTTAGCATTGGTTGATAATAAGGAATTACATTTTCAACAACATATTTACCTTTAAAATGATGTTGTAAAAATATTATTTCCTCATACAATTTCATGTTAGGATAAACAGGGTTTTTACCATTTAAACCAAAAGCCCAATATCTTGCTCTTGAATGAGTAGGACAAGGTGGAGAAGTCCAAATAAAATCAAACTCTTTGTAATGGTCTAATAAATATTGGTGTGCATCTGCTACAATTACTTTATCGTTAGGAAATCTATCTTGATATAATTTTGCAAGTTCTTCATCCCATTCAACCGCAGTAACTTCAATATCTGCAACCTCATCCCACTTGTATCTATTACCACCTAAACAAGCGTATAAATTTAAAATCTTATATTTTTTCATCTTAAAATTTAAATTTATTAAGCATATCAATTTTTAAATTATAACAATCATCTTTAAATGCCCATCCATTAATATCTAAACTTCCTTTTTTATTAAATTGTGCTTCCTTAAAAAAATCTGTTTTTCTTTTATAACCTAAAAGATAACAATATTTTAGATTTTCATTAATTCTTAAAAAGAAATAAAAGTCGCATTTTTGTTTTGTATTAAAAGATGATATAGTACATAAATAATATGGTTTTGGAACTACTGTTGTTCTTTTGGTTTTAACATCTATTTTATAATTATTTATAATTAAATCATAATCATAAGTAGAATTAAAATCAACATTTAAACCTTTTTTTTTATTAATATCATAAATAATAATTTCACCTAATGCCCCATAAATATTACTTTTCCCTTTTGTAATAGAACCTTTCAATTCCTTAAAAGGATATAATTTTTTTGCTCTATTAATTTGGTCTTCTGATATTTCAATAACTTTCATCTTTCAAAACTTAATTTACCATCACTAAAATCAAAGTTAATTTTTTCTTTAACCGCTTGAAAAGCCTCTTGTGTTTCTTTTCTTGGGTCTGTTTTAGGCTCAACAAATCCTTTCCATCCATTTGCCATTGTATGATGAATTATTTCAATCGCTTTTAATTCTCGATTTGTTGCCATTTTTTGTAATTGGGTTAAAGCCGCCTGCTCACTTGCTTCTGATTTGTAAGTAAATTTATGCTGTTCTTTTTTGTATCGCTTCCAAACTTGCCACTGCTGAATAAAATTTTCTGATTGAAAAGGAAAAACTATCTCTTTTGTTTCTTTTTCTAAAAGAATATCATTAACTGTATCTGTTACTGTTACTGTAACTGTATCTTTAACAGGTTTTTTAGGTTTTGAATTAACCTGTTGGGTTTCTTTGGGTTCTTTTTTTGGTGGTCTACCTCCCTTTTTACCGTTTTCTCTACTCTTTTCTGCTCTCGATTCCCACTTTTTTAAATCTCTTTTAAGGTTTTGTTTAACAGATTCAAACACAATATCCACTAATGTGTTATCTGTTTGAGGGTTTAAATCGTTTATGTATCTTAAATAATGTTTAAAAAATTGTCCTGCTGTTTCATTGTCCATTTTTTCAATGGTATGAATCAAGTCGCAATAGAGTAAAACTGATTTTTTACCTTCTGCCATGTTATAAAATAAAAAACCCCTGAAAATGGTAGCCACTCCTACACGGCATCCCAAATTCAAGGGTTATAAATAATGTCTTAATTAAATGTAGGAGTAATTTCATTTTGTCAAAAATACTAAAAAATTATAATACATTCCAAAATAAAACATCGTTAGAATGTTTATATTTTTCACAATATTCAAATGCTTTTAAATCATAATTAGGTACACTTGTAAAAGGTGCTTTGTGTTTGCTTACTTTATCAAACTTTTTATGATACTTTATTACAGTTAATCTGTCGTGTTTTTTTTTATATTCTGTGCCAACTTGTACACCATAAACTTTCGCGTTATCTGTGGCCATTAAAATACTATCTACAAGCGTTCCGCTACCTATCGCGCACCAAATTTCTTTTGGTTCTCTCCCAAGTTGTTTTATTATTTGTCGCATTCTGTTTCCTATTAGTATTTTATTTTCCATACTATTTGCACCAAATACAAGTTTTTCAGCACCTGTTTCTTTGCAATAATCTTTTGCGTGTTTTTCAACTACTGTCAAATATCCGTACGGTATCTCTTTTATAGTTGCACCGTATTTAATACACTCTAAAGTATTGGCGTGTTTAACCTTTCTTTTAGCGCAAAATATTGTAGCTTTTTTGCCTACTTTTTGGCAGTAAGCAGATAAAGCAATTTGAAATCCACCGTAAACAGGAGAAGCATAAACATACTCATTTGCATCTCCAATTATTGAGGGCATTAGAATACTTTTAGTTCCTCCTGTTAAAAGGTCATCTCTTAAAACTATTATTTCATTATATTTTTCTAAAGTTATCATATTAAGGTTTTTTAAATATTAGTACGTTTTCGTGAACTTTTGTTAATTTTTTGCCTGCTTCAAATATTTTTCCCGCTCTTAACATTGCAGTACCTAAAGGCTGTAATAAAATAGCCTCATTATAAAGTGGACAACCTGCATCAATAAAAGCCTTTTTTGTATGGCTTATAAAATCTCTATAGTTACCCTTTTTATCTCTTATATCACCAACTACAAAACACGCATAACCTCCGCTTTTTAATAAATTACAACTCTTTAAAATTATTTCAGAATATATTTTTATAAATGTTTCGTAATCTTTATTTGAAATATCGCCTTCCAAATCTGAATAAACTTCTAAATCACCATAAGGCGGACAACTAAACACCAAATCAAACTTTTTATTAAAATCATTTAAAATTTTATTGCTATCACCTACATAATAGTTTGGTTGGTTTGTTATTTCACATAACTCTAACGCTTGTTCTCTATTGCTATTAATTTGTTCTTGTCTTATATCAATGCCTGTATATTTATAACCTAAATAACTTGCTACAACACCCCTAACTGAACCACCACAAAATGGATCTAATATTTCTCCATTTTTAAAACAATACCAATTATAAATTAACTCGCATAAGGCAGGGTCAAAAATTGATACACCTGTCATTGGCTTTCTTCCGTATTTTTCAAAGTATTGCTCAGGAGTTAAACCACTCATAGTTTTTACATTACACTCTGCATCTCTTCCTAAATGACTTTTGATACCTAATCTTTTCCACTCTTTTTTTCTACTTTGCCACGCGCCTCCTTTTGTATCTAAAACACTAAAAGGTGGTTCTAAAAATTTATCCCTTAATAAAGGATTTGTAATAATTTCGTTTCCAAATAAATCTCTGTTCATAATTTTAATTAATAAAAAAGCCTTTCAGTTCATCGGTTGCATCGAATTACCAAAAGGCTTTAGGTAAAAAAATAATTTTTAGGTAATGCAACTACCCTTTATCAAATATAACAATTTTATTTAAAAAATTGTAAGTTGTTGCTGATGAATTTTCAATCTTTTTAAAGCTGCCTCATAATAATCTTTGTCTAACTCACAAGCAGTTAAATCAAACTTTAAATTGTGGCAAGCAATAGCGATTGAACCACTTCCTAAATGTGTATCTAATATTTTATCACCCTCTTTAGCATAGTTCATTAAAAGCCATTCGTAAAGTTTAACTGGCTTTTGGGTGGGGTGTATTCTTTCAGTGTCAATACTTCTTTTTCTGTATATTTTTGCAGGCACTCTGCAATTAGTCCAAGCCTGCTCACATTGTGCAAAACTTGGCATCATTTGCATTTTATCCCAAACTATAAAATACTCGGTGGTTGGCAAATTAAAGTTATTAGAACCCCAAATAATTTGGTATTTGCTTACTCTAAAAAGTTCATTCCAATACTCATCAATTGGTTTAATGTCATTCCAATTTTTGTCTTTGTCTCCAAAAGATTTAATTTTCTTGCTATTACCACCATCTTTAGCCTTAAACCTTTCAATCCCATAAGGTGGGTCTACAATAGCAAGGTCGAAGTGGTTATCTTCGTACCTTGCCATAAGTTGCATGTTGTCCTCGTTTGTTATTTTAATCATAATTACCAAGGTAAATCCGTTTCATCAGCTTGTTTATCGCTTTCGGCTTTTTTTTCTTGACCTGAATCTTTTTTGTATTCAAACGCCTGAATCTTGCCATCAGTCCAAACTGTTCTACCATTACCAACATAAAACTTATTGGTTTTGGCTTCTCTTTGCTCTTTAGTTTGGGCAACAAATGCTGAAATGTTTTGCCCATAATTATTAACTTCATCGTTAATTGAAACTGTAATGCTTATTCCGTTTTCTTGTTTTCTTTCCAAAACATCAACCATCTCTTTTAAAGTTGATAATTTTAAATAAAGTGAATTTAAACTGCTCATAATATTAATTAAAATTTGTAAATAAATCTGTTCTATTAAATACCTCCAAAATAGTATTCATGTCTTGGGCTTGGTTGCCGAATCTCTTTGCCCATTGTTCAAGTCTTGGGCTGTCTTTACTTTCTAATGAATACCCGCTGTTATCACCAACCAACCAAAGAGGGGTTGTATATTTGGTAATCCATCCTTTTTTACGAATAGAATTAACTTTTAAGCGTATATCTCGCTTACTTGTTAGGCATTGCCCCGCTAAATCTTTTTGACTAATGTTGGGGTATCTTAAAACTTCGTTTATTAAATACTCCTCTTGCTTTGTTAGTTCTTGTTTTTTCATTTTATAAAGTTATTAAGTAGTTAAAAATTTCAGGTGTTAAAACAATTAATGCAACTGCTAAAGCTACTATTAAAAGTGAAATGGTTATCATTAATTTAAAAATGTAATCCCAATCATCATTATCAGGAAAATCTTTTTGTGGTGAATAATTACTTGTCATTGAAATATTTATTAAAATGGTTAATAATTTTATTTGCTTCTTTTTTAAATTCAGGATCAAACTTGTAATTGTCGTTAAATTGTGAAATATTATGGATTACCGTTGCGTGGTTTCGGCCTCCTAAAGCCTCTCCAATTTCTCTAAGTGAATAATGGCTGTTGTCTTTTGCAATTTTACAATAAACCATTCTTGCCCAAGTATAATACATTGTTTTTTTCTTGTCGGCAATATCAAAACCAACAAACTCATCTATGAATTTTTTTAACTCTGTTAGGTTTAATCTACTTGGTTTAATATCGGTGTTCATCAAATCAATAATCTCTTTTCTCTTTTGCTTTAAATTGTTTAACTCAAGCCTGTATTTATCAATGATGTTTATTTTACCCTCAATTATTAAATCAATTTCTTCTAATGTCATCTTCTTCAATTTGTTTAGTTAATAATTCGGTTGCTTCTGTTAATCTCTCAATCAAAAAGTCTTTGTCCTCTTGTGGCACTTCAAAAGTAAACTCGTTGATGTCTTGGTAATATTTACCCCTTTCAATGTACGGTAACTCTGAATCTTCTGCCCAATTTAAAAAGGCTATTTGATTTTGATTGCCGTTGTAATTGTCGGCTGATTCTCTAATCTTAGTTAGCTCATCCTTGTAAGGTATGTGTACCAATAATAAAGCGTTTGGTAAACCTGTTAGAATTGAGTTTGCCACCAACTGCCAATAGTAATTTGGGTTATTTTTCTTTAATGCTTCGATTGATTCCATACTATCAACTAAATCGCAGAAAGAATTAACGGTATAAGGGTTTTTAATATCGCCTACTGTATCGCTTGTAATTATATCGGGCATACCACTAAACAATAAAGTTTCGTGTTTATATCGCTTCTTTGAAACTAAGCTATATTTTAAGCCCATTTTTTCTTCAAATACCCATTGTTCCATAAAATTACCCCAATTAGTACTTTTTGCGTTTGTGTCCTTTCCTATTGGTCTGCCCGTTCTATGCTCTCTTAACTTTTCCTGAACATAAGTGTAAAAAGGCGCACCGATTGAATCTTTAGCCCTACCAAAAGTACAAAGCCTATAAACCTGACTGCTTGTAAAATTTCCTACTCTGCTCATTTTAAAGCGATTTAAGGGTTTGAATTGCTTTTTGGTAGCTTGTGGCCTCCTCTTCTATAATTATCTCCTCAATGCGCTTTAAATCTTCGTCAGATAGATAAGTCTTTTTGATAATTAATAATTGGCTTAATTCTTTTAATAAAGATTCGTTTGATGTTTGCTCATCTGTAACGGTAATACTTTTAAATTCTGATTCACCATAAACATCTGAAGCAATACCTAATTCGCTTGCACATTTTTTCAATGCATCGGTGCTTGCTGCTTTCAAATCATTACCCAAATCTAAGGGGCTTCCATCTGCCTTGCGTATTTTAATATCTGCCCTTCCGAATTGATGTTTAACAACAGTTGCGCCGTTTGCCCTGCAAGTTAATTTACCATGAACAATGGCTTGCTTTGCTGCCATGTTTACATCAAAAGAAACTATTTCAAAATCCCAATCCCAACCGAAGATTGAATTTAAGACTTTTTTAACGTAAACACCTGTTACAAATTTCCATTGGCCTCCACCTTTTCCGGGTCTTGTGTAAATATGTGTTTCGGGTGTTTTCCCAAGTAGAAAATTTAACTGCTCTTTGTTTAGTATTTGCTTTTCTGATTTGTTCAATACTGTGATTGAAACGGGTTTTAATTCTTTGCTCATTTTATAGATGTTTTAGTTTGAATTTCGTTGTATCTTTTTTTAAGGTCTTTAATTTCCTGCTCAAGTACCTTTATTTTCTTGATGCCTCTATCGGCTAATTCAGGAAATAAATCGTTAAACTTTTGTCTGTAATCTAAATGAATCTTAATCTCTTTTTGGTAGGAAATTATATCCTCAAGTATTTCGTTAAGGTATAAATTAAGTTCAATCATTTGTTCAATTTGTTCAATAGTTTTCATTTGTTTTAGTTTTAAAAGTTAATATAAAAATTGTGAGTTTCATCGTGTATTACATTGTATTCTGAAAATTTGGTCATTAACAATTCATAAATTGATGAATCTTTAATGTCATTGTCAGCTATTGGCTCTGAATCGTCATCAAAATAAAAAGCAAGGCCGTTTAAATTAAAATCTCCCTGCCTTACAACCGTAACATAATTAACGTCATCAAAGTTAAATATAGGCTCGGTGGCTTCATAATCAAACTCAAAGCTGCCTAAATTTTTAATTGAGAAAGTAAAATGGTTATCCCATTTGCCTTGATTAAGGTCTTTAATTGTTGGTAGTTTCATTTTGTTTTAGTTTTAAATTCTCAACGAAATTCGTTTTTTTGTTGATAACTGCCAAACTTTTTAACAATTATTTTTTTTAGAACATAAAAAAAGGGGCTATTATACCCCTTCTAACTTAAAACTAAACTATGAAAAAACCTATTACCTAAACAAATATAATTAATTTGTAATTACTTTGGGCTACTACTTAATATTTTACTGCTTTGTTCTTTTGATAAATTTGTTTTCCTACCTCTACTATGACTACCACAATTATTACAGCTGTAATTTTGATATGTAGAAACTGTTGTATGATATTCACCATTTGGTTTTAAATCATTTGAACCACAAGAAGGGCAAACAGGTTCATTATCATTTGAAAATAACCCTAAATTTGGTGCAGGTTTAATCCAACCCCTCATCTTTAAATAAACATCTTCTAAAAGTTTAACGTCTTGGTCGCAATATTTAACCATTTCTTTCATTGCTTCCATGTCGCCATCCTCAACCATATTCCATAAACCTTTTGGTGTATCAATCTTTCTACCAACTCCTAAAATTTCACCCAAATAGTCTAAACGATTTGAAGTCATTTTAAACTGCTTTCTCGCATGAAGTAGTGTATCTATACTTAAATATGGTTTAGGGCTGTTTAAACCATGTAAAATAAATTTAGAGTTTGCTTTTTTTGCATCAAACTTATTAAGGTTATGAGCAATAACTACATCTGCTTCATTAAACATTTGCCACAAGGCTTTTGTAACCCTCTTATCGTTTCCGTTTTTAATTTCCTTTTTTGTCATGGAACAGTTATAAACCTTTTCATCAAATAACCATTTTCCACTCCAACATAAAATCATCCAATCTTTTATAATATCGTTGTCATTTATGTTTTGATTCCACTTACCCCAAACCCTTGCAATGATATGTGAAGTTTCTAAATCAATCAATAAAACTTTGGCTTGATTGTTAGGTATAAAATCCTCCGTTACACCCCAACGTGCAATGGCTTTTCTAATTGATGAACTAAGAACCTCTACTTTGTATTTTTCATAGAGTTTGTCGGCAATTGTTCTTGAACCATTACCTTTTCTTTTCCACTCTGATATTTCGGCTTTGTGTTTCTCAAAATCAAATTTCATAGTTTTATTTTAGTTTATTTTGTGCTTTCAAGAGATGGAAAAAATGTTCTGTCAATTTTCCTAATCATTCTATCAAGTATTGCAATCTTTTTGTCGGCTTCTTTCTTTTCTTGCTTGCTGCTATCTATGCCTAAATTAGTGCATATTGTAGCCTGTATTCGCAAAAGTCTATCAATCTGATGTCTTGCTAAAAAATCTGTTTTATATTTCATGAAATTACTTAGGGACATATTTGTTTATTTAATAATTCCGTAAATTACGGAACGAAAAGTTCGTTACGAAAAGTTCGCTATTCAACAACCTCTAAAATGTTTTCTAACATTTTAATAAAGTCATCAAAAGTAATTAAACCTGTAAACAAAGCATAAGCCAAATATGCAAAACCAATAGCACCGCCAATAAATGATAGTAAACGAAGCCAATCAATTTGACCTGACCCTCCTTGTTCACTATCAACATTGCTTAAAATCTCATCTCGTACCCCGTTAAATATACCTCCAACAGCCCCACCAACAGGGCCACTAACACCCTTCAGTAAGCCTAAGCCTACTGATTTAACATAACCCCCTGCTTTGCTATTTAGAAACTTTTTTAATTTACTCATGGTTTAACTATTTTAATTGTTTTTTCATTTGTTTTCCTGAAATCTATATGAGTCCAAGTCTGTGTGAAACTCTTATGCTCAATGGTTGTAATTCCAAAAGCCTTGTAATTCTCTAAAATGTAGTCATAAACTTGGTCAGGTGTCATTCCTTTTACATTAATATCAAAAGCGTTACCAACTCTATGTTGGCTAAATTTACCGCCTACGGTGCTGTATATTGAACGATAACCTCTGTTTGATAGATTGCCGCCCCAAAAGTAATTATTAACCGTCATAGGGCTGTTTAATTCTTTGCGTAAAGCAATTAAACCTTTAACTGCTGTTGGGTTAAGCATCCAAATTGATTTGTTGCCTAACCTTTCCCATGTAGGTTTATCAACTAACTCATGTAATTCAAAGTAATCCATCAATTATTTATTTGTGCAATTCTAACTTCTCTATTTTCAACTAAAATATACTGCTCGTAAAAGGCTTTAACGCCAACATACAATTGGGTTAAATCTAAAGCCACTACTTTATCATCAATGTATAACTCAACATAAGATAAATTAGCTAAGGAATCATTACTCAAAATAATCTCTTTATCAAAATTGCCTTGCTCGTTAAATTCGTCTGAATCACCTGTTATTTTAATTTCCATTATCTGCCTTGATTTAATCTGTCAAATATAGCATCTAATTTCTTTTCAAACTTTTCTTCCATCTTGCTCAATTGAGATTCTAATTTACCGCTTAGTTGTTTACTATTTTCAACCTCTAATTTAAGCAACTGAATAGCAGTATCTCTAATTGAGTCAGCATCTTTATTATTTTGCAACTCCTTTTTAATATCTTCAATCTCCTTATCGCTTTTATTGCCTAAATATTTAGCAACTAAAAACCCAAATAGACCGCCCCCACCTGCACCGCCTCCTGTATTAATTAAAGTGTCTACTAAATCTGCTGCCATTATTCTAAATCTTGCTGTTTTCTTTTTTTATTTTGTTTAAAATATATTCTTGTAATTTCTTAATGTTTTCCTTGCTTGGGCTTCTATCCCTCTTAATATCTTTGTCCTGTTCTTTTTTCATATGCGTTTGGTGTTGTATAATCTAAACTAATTCCGTGAAATGCTTTGCTTTTAATCGGCCTTAAATCTTCATCGCTATTGGTTGAATATTCAGGAAACAAACTTGAATTACTACATAAATACTCCGTTAAACGGTCTGCAAAATGTTCGCCCCTATCCCTTTGTTTTTGTTGGTAGTAATTTAATTCTGATATGCTTGCCGTTTGGCTGTTTTCTGCATTGCTTCTATAAACACCGCCCCTTGCAACTTGTACCCCAACATCAGGTATTAATTCGCTGTAAGTGTACCACGCCAAACAAGGCGCAACCCAAGTGTCGGTTAATGTTTTATAATTACCCGTTAATGAACTGCCCGCAATATCGTTTGAGATTTTGTTGTATAAATCACTTCCTAAAATTGGCTCAATATACATTCTTTGTGTGGCTAAAAGTACACTCCTAATCTTAGCATCGTCTACATTATCATTCAACGGGGTGGTTTCTTTTAAGAACCCCAAGCTAATAAACATATTTTGTGTTATACTCATCTTTTTACGGGTCTATTTTTAGTTGTTGCTCGTTTATCACTAACCCTATTTGCTACATAAGGCACATTTCCAACGGGTCTTGCCTTTGGCTCATCATAACTTTTAAAAAATAGCTTTCGCTTCCAAACGTGCCTACAATTATAACTACCCTTGTACCAAAATAAATTATAACTTCCAAAATCAGGATTAGATAGATTTTCTATTAATTCCCTTTTATAAACCCTGTTGCCATTTTTAGCGTTATCAATTTGAGTTATGCAAAAGTTTCTTGATGTATCTATTAAATCAGGCTCGCCTTTTCTTTCTAATTGTTTAGCTAAAGAATATTGATACCTAACTAACCACATCCCTGTTTTATCTTTATTTTCTACATCGTATTTTGAAGGGTTGTTAGGTGTTACTCCCCAAGCTGATTGTAAATTAACTTGGCTCATTTTTATACTTAATTCATCATCTCCATCGCAATCTTCTTCTTCAACACAAATAAACCCATCATTTAATAAGTCATCTTCGCTTTCCCCTAAATTATCTAACTCTGCATTTAACCACTCGCTTTCTTCTTCTGTTAGTATTTTAAATGGTGTTGGCTCGGCTGACATTCTCACCTCTTTCATTTGCACTTCAGGCGCATCTTGAACGGGTTTAAACGGCATGTAATACAATGCGCTTGATAATTCCATATACTGCAAAATAGGGTCGTAGAAATCAATCAAATCATTTTGAATAGGTTTGATAACCGTATTTTGAAACAACTCGTTAGCCGTTCTAATTTCGTCTGCATTATTACCTAACCCTGTTGCTTGTCTTATACCTAATAACATTGGACTTGTAACCTTGTGCGCCACTAAAATATTATCTCTTATTTGTGTTGCCATTTGCTCATATTGCTTGTCGGCATCAGGTAACTCGGCATTGTATATTTCTGCACTTCTTTCTTTAGAATCGTTGTACATAAACACAATCTTTTCACCATGTGTTCCTGTAAACTTGTCTTTAAAAAGTTTTTCAATTTGCATTCTTTCATGTGGGTCAGGTATTCCGTTATTGAATTGCACAATAGTTGCCCCACTAAAACCGCTTTTAATATTACTTAGATGGTAGTTAGCCAACTCAATATCCATTTCAGCCCATTTAACGCCACCTAACCAAGTAGGTGTGCCAAAATAAAAGCTGTCAGGTGCATAGTTTCTATAATAATAGATAAAGTTACCCGCCTTTGGCTTGTCAGGATTCCAAGCCTCTATTTCAATTGGTTTAAATTCTTGCTTTCTGTGGTCATCCCAATTGGCCGAATACCAATAAGAAGGAATTAAACCATCTTCATCCGCCTTATTTGGTAATAAAGTGTTGATTGGCATATGTTCAACCTCCTTTATTCTGCCTGTTTTATCCGTAATAAGCTGTAAAGCACCGTTGCCTTGCTCGTAAACGTCTAAAATAAATTTCTTTTGTTCTTCTTTGTTGAATACCGACTTAAATTTGGTTAATCCAATTTTATCTCTTGAATAAGTAAATAAACCTTGACCATAAATACGGTCTGCAATACCCGAAATTAACGCATAGTTGAGGCTTGAGTTTTTGTATAGGTAATTAATGTAGTTAAAGTACCCCGTTGGTAGTCTTTGGTCTGTGCCATAGCCAACCCATTCTTTATTTCTTTGAATACTTGCTAAAGGCTCGTTGTCCTCTTGTAAGTTTACAATAGAAAATTCGTATTTATTGGTTGGTTGTGTTCTTTTAACTCGGCTCATTTACGTTGTATATTGTTGTAATTGAATTAGCATTATAGGTAACGTCTGTTTTATCGTTTACAAAGCAAAGTTCATTGTAAATTAAATTTGAACCGCTATAAACATTCAACTCATAAAAGCCATCAGGCTCACCCGCTAACCCATCATTTAATAAAAACTGAAAATACCTTTCTGTTATAGCTGTGGCTTGAGCAGGAATAGTAGTTTCTTTCTTGGTGGCTTGATTTGTAAATATTAAATCATAAGTAGTATTGCTTGTTAAACTTTCACCACGTTCAAATAGATTAATAAATATGTAAGCTGTTGTAGTACCTATGTAAATCATGCTAATCTAATAACGCTAAAAAACGCTTTTTGTTGATATTTAGTCTTTTATTTTATCTTGGTTTCTATTTATTATTGGCTTTATTATTTCTATATTAGGATGATATTTATAAACTTTTTGCAAGTTCTTTTTTAAACAAAATCTATTATTTTTAGATAGGTTGTTAAATTTATCTAGCATTTGTAGATTTGAGTAATGTCCTAAGTTTATTACTTCTTCCTCTGTTTCTGCCCATGATAAAGGTATAATATGGTCTATTTCTTTTTTAATATTATTAGATAAATCAAGGTATTTAAATATAAATTCATAACTACAACCTAAAACATCACAAGTTTTTAAAGGGCTATTAGACCTTTTCCTTATTTGACTAGTAGCAGACCTAATTCTTTGCTTCTCATATCCAAAAGGCATTTTTTTTATATATTCTTTATGTAGTAATTTATGTTTATCTGTTTTAAAATAAATACTAGTAAATTCCTTTCTACATTGATTACACTCTGAATTATAACCATCTTTTTTACTTTTATTTTTATGATAAAAATCATAAGATTTATCAATCTTGCATTTGCAGCAAGTTCTTAATTTAGGTCTAATTATGTAGGGGTTTTCTTCATATATTTTATCGTTTAAAAATAAGGATAACCCATTTGTAAATTTGTACTTATTATTTGATTTATCAAAAATTGCTGTGTCAAAATTATTTATAAAATAATCTAAAACATCCATTTCTTTCATAACAAAAAAAACCTTTGGCTTTCGAGGTTGCGGGCTCTACTCACCAAAGGCTTTAAAATTTTTTTTAATAGTTGCCGCAACTCAACTTATTAAAGCAAATATAATAAAAAAGGGGCTACAAAATGCAGCCCCTCAAAACTAAAACTAAATATGAAAGAGAGAATTATGGGTTTGTCGTTACTATTGAAGCACCCGTTAAATCGGCTACAAAAGGGGCAGCATCATATTCACTGCCTGTAAAACTTAAAACATAGCCACTCATATCACCTGCTGCCGTTCCCGACTGCCCTGCTACTGTGGTTACATTCATTCCTTTTATCTTACCTAATAAAAGTAAATTATCGTTATTATCTTTTACAATTATATGAGGTCTGCCTTTAGCCAATAACTTAATTTCATCGCTATCAACTGCCCTTAATTTGTGTAAAGTAATCTCAAGGGCTTGTTCATAAAAAATGCTTCCACTTTCGGCAGATGCTGTTAATGTTTCGGTTAAGTTTCCTGTATAGTCGGGTAGTTGGTACTGATAAAGAGTTTTGCCGCTTAAAGCACCCGTAGCAATTTCACCGTCTGTAACGGTCAATCCACTAAGGTCGCCAAAATCAGCAAAGTAAACGGTATTAATACCGCCTACTTGCTCTTTACACTGCCACAAACGCCCTGATGTTAAATCACAAGCCATTTTGAATTTCTTTTAATTATGAATAATATACTATATTGCTCCCGTTGGTTAATTGCGTGCCACCTGTCATTCTTGCTACAAATCTCACATTATCTGAGCCGTCAGTTGCAGCCATGTCCACAACTCTAATTTCTGACATATCAGTCATTATGTTTGTACCAAAATGTAAATCTGATTTTCTTGCAGCAACCATTTTATTAGCACTCATTCCGTTTGCTATTACAATTGGAATACCTAAGTAATCAAATGGTTTTTCTCCTACATAAGATTCACCTCTGTAACCTGCACCTGTTCCTCCTGAATAGCCTGCACCAACTGCGGCTGTTGCTTGTTGATATAATTTAGCTGCTGAAATTGGCACATATATTTTAATATCATCTGCACTGTATAACGCATCAGGAATAGCTGCATAAACTTTTCCTATTTCAGCTAATATATTAGCTGCAGTTAGAGTAGTACCTGTAACATCAATTACATCTCCGTTAGCCGCTAATTTAGCTTCAAATCCGCCAAATGATCCACCCTGCCAAACTGCTACCTCAAAATCTTTAGCAATTAATTCTAAGTTTTTTTGAATGAAAAATTCTTGGAAAGAAGAAGGTAACTCTTGGTTTAACAATGCACCTCTCATTTCTAATTTCTCCCATTGACTGCGAAAATCTTTTTTGCAAAGTTGGATGTTTACTTGCAGGTCGGTGGGCTCTAATACTACATCGCTTAAAGATACATCGCCTGTTGGTGTAAAATCGCACGAAGCCACTGATAAAAATCCTGTCGTGCCTAAACCTAAATTTCTAATGTTTAATTTATAATCAACGTTTTCATGTATAGTAATTACATTGTCGTTAATTGTGTTACCTTGCAATATTGCAGGGTAAAAATAACCTGCGGCTTTTGTGCCTACAAAATTACCTGATAAAGTTGTTTCTGTTGCCATTTTTTTAATTAATTTAATTTATTTTTAAAATATTCTATTCTTTGACTTAAAGACATTTTTAATAAATCGTCTTTTGTTATTTGTTTCACTGTGTTTTTTTCAGGGCTGTGTTTTACCTTGTCCATTGGTTTTGATAATTCTACCAACTCATTTGTAATAACATCAACTGAACCTGCAACGGCTGAAAATTTCTCATCAATCAAACCTTTCAAAGTTGATAATTCAGCTTTTAATGATTCAATTTCTTTTTCAGCTTCAAACTTGGTTTCTTTAACCACGCTTTCAATGATTGCTTTTGCTTGTGGGCTTTGTGTTGGGGCTGCTTCTGCTACTGCGTTTGCATCTTGCTCAACATTTGTGCTTTCTTCTTCAACGTTTGCAGGTGTGTAGTTTGCAACGATTCCGTCATTTTCTACAACCAACATTGAACCATCTGCCAAAACGTATTCACCAACAGGTAACGGCATTTGCTCGCCATCTGCCATAATAAATACTTCAACGCCTGCTGCCCATTCATCGGCAGGTGAAGCGATGTTAGTAACACCATCTTCAAGCATTGATTCAACCATGAATTTAATCTCGTGAACTTGTGCGGCTTCTTCAGGTTTAAGGCCGTTTTCATCTGTATTGGTTAATTGATGTCCTAATTTTAAAAGGTACTCACCAATAGTTTCTTTGATATTTTTTTCTGCCATTTTTTAATTATTGCTTAACCTAATAACTAAATAAATGGGCTTGTGTTGCATTTAGAAACAAAAAACCCCTTTTGGGGTTTCTATCCAAAAGGGGTTTTAAGCTAAGAAAGACTGTTAGTAATGCTTCAAATATAACAAATTGTATTTTACAAAATGTTATAAAATTGATTTATACAAATCCATTCTGAATTTTGTCCACCTATGTGGGTTGTAATGGTCTAAAATTTCCTCTTGCAATCGTTTAGAAATTTGCTCAACCGTTGCCCTATCTTTTGAAAGTAAGGTTAATTTATCTGTCCAATCTTCGTTAGGCTCAAAATAAATAATATTTTCGCTTTGAAAATCTAAATATGGTGGTGTTTTGGTCGTACAAATTAACTTACCCTTTACACCCGCCTCAACTACTTTTAAATTTGATTTGCAGCTGTTAAATTTTGTAGGTAATAAAGGCGCAATTGAAATGTCGGTGTCATCAAATAAAGTGCCGTATGTCCATTCATCTTTTGGTGGCTCAATTTTAAAACCTAACTCTTTGTATTTTTCAACATAGGCCACCGCATTTAGTTTGCTGTAATCTACCTTGCTAAATTTCAAATCCTCAAAATGTGTTTCACCTCCAAAGAAAGATATTTTAACCTTGCCTTTTCTTTTTGGCGATGGCTTCCATTGCATTTCATCGGTGTTAATTATGTTGGGTATAACAGTTACCCTTTTGTTATATGGCTTAATCATTTTAGCCAACCTTTTATTGGTGGTAATTATATGGTCTACACATCTAAAAGTTTTTATTGTTTGTTCTTCAAAGTCTTTATTGTATAAATGGCTTAAAATATGATGGTCGTCTAACTTCCAATAGTCGTCAATATCTAACACTAATTTAACATGGGCTTTTTTTCTCAACCAATCTGTTATTCTTTCAATTTCTTTAAAGGCAATAAACCTTGTAAAAATTATCATATCAATTTTATTTAAATCAGTGTTTAAAATTGAAGATTGACTTACGGTGGTTAAAATTTCGGTGTCGGGGTAAGCCGCCTTTAACATAATATGCGGGCTAATTAACCTGTGGTAATTTATCGCCCCTTTCATTGTTGCTGCTGTTAGTATTCTCATCCTATAATATATTTACCTTTGTTTTCAATTTGTAATTTAGTTAATGCAACGTATCTAATCGCATCGCAAGCATGGTTGTAAAAGTCAATCGGTTTGTTTATCATATTACCGTTTTTATCCTTTTGCCATTTGTAATTCCTAAACTCTTTTACAATGTTTGGTGAACCTTTAACTACGTTTATTTTGTGGCGTTTTAAGATATCAATTCCATTCTTGATACTGTCAGCACCTTTTATAACTCCTTTGGCGTTAAAACCCATTAAATAGATTTCTTGAATACTCTTTGGCTCGGCTGAATCGCAAATTATTTCAATCCGCCTATCAATGTTGTAACTTTTTAAATGGTTGCCAATTTCTTGATTTGTTAAACCCGTTTGGTAAAGTAACTCTTGTAAATATATTTCACCCTCAAACATACCAAATTTAATTAATGCGGTTGGGTCGTTCACATAACCAAAATCTAACCCCAAAGCCTCCCATTTGCATTCAGGCCATTTATCAACTTCATTAAAATTAGCAAATATTTGTCCCTCTATAAATCCTTTTAACCCTAAACCGTAAACTCGCCAATAGTTTTCATCTTGGTCTTTTATCCTTTCAATCTTTTCAATTAATTCTTTAGGTAAAAAGGGGTTATCTAAATAAGTAGTAATAAAGAAATCGCACTCATTTTGTTTTTTAATATCCTCAACCCAAAAATCTTCTGAAGGGTTGTAGTCTATTATTACTTTGTCTGTGGTTCGAATGTCCAACTGAAAAAATTCTTCATAGTTTATCTCGTTGGCCTCATTGATAAAAAGTATGTTTCTTTTACGACCTCTAATTTTTTGGGCTTGGTCTACTGCAATAAATTCAAAAAGGTTGCCGTTAAGCCTATAAATGTTTTCTGTTTTGTTATGCAAAGATTCATCATATAAATCTGCGTTTTGAAGTATCTCTATAAAATCTCGATACACTGAACCCCTTAATGATGGAAATGATTTACGACAAATGGTAATGGTTTTACCCTTGTGTAAATTAGCATAGTAAATTAGCCAAATTAAAATATTATAAGTCTTGCCCGACCTTGTGCCACCTTGCTCAATTACATACTTGCTTTTTGAGTTTTCAAGATGCCAAAATACTTTATTTGTTTTGAGTTCCATCAATAACCCTAACCACTAATTGATTATCTGTGTCACCTGTATGCTCAACCGTTTGTTTATCCTTCCAACCGTAGTTAGCCTTTAAATCGAATATTAACCCTGTTGTGTTGCCTTCACCGTTTAATAATGCAGATACTTTTCTATTCTGAATTATCTCGTTAATCTTGCTAACCGTTTCTTTAAACTCTTTGTGGCTTTCTTCTAAGGTGAATTTTTCCCAAGTATAGTAACAAATATCTAAACGCTCTATAAATTCGCCTATTGTTGGCACTCTTGGCTTTCTAACCTCAACTACCTTACCGCTTCCTGTTGGGTGTTCAACCTTAAACTTAGAACAATAGTCAATATACTTGTTCCATTCAGCTTTTATTTGCTCAACTGAAACTTTAAAGCTGCCAAATGGCCTGCCGAAATGCTCTTTTTCACTCATAATTTTATATGATTAAATCCAAATTCCTTTTTAAATATAGGTATAAAACCGTTATGGGCATCAAAATTCTGCCCGTTTTCGTGGTTTTGGTAAAAGTCAGGCATTAATTCACTTACTTTATTACCTCCATCAATACCAATTGAATAAATATTTTTAAAACGTTCACCTAAAAACCTAAATGCAAAGGCACTGCTATTTAAACGTGGGTATTGTTTTAACCCCAAATCCCTATATTTTGTATCACATTCTAACTGAACGTAACAAGTGTTAGGCTGTTTTTGAATGTTTGGTGTTCGGGTTAAGATATATCTATAATCAAAATCGTTTTGAATAAACTTTTTAATGTCGTAGTAGATAACTTGGTCGTGAATTGCCGCAATATCTGCGTATTTTGTGTGGCTAATCGCCGCATTTATAGTCCAAATATTGTATTCCTGTTTTAATTCAGGTGTCCATTTCTCAATGCTGTGACCTGTGCCAACAATTAACCAATTCTTATCATAAAACCAACTACTGTTAGCCACGTCATCAATTCCTAATGGTTTTAAATCGTTGGTTATATTCATATTTAGTTATTTAGTTTCTACAAATTTAGCATTTTATTTAAAAGTTGGGCAGATTCAATTACAACGTCATCAACACTCTGTTTAATGCTTCCTAATTTGTTTGCAAAATAAGCCTCAATTGAAAACCCTTTGGCGTTACCGCTTTTAATTTGCTCATTCCAAATCTGTTCATTATCTACTTTTACCGCAACCATCCAAGTGCCTATTGGTACATTTAAACCGTACTTTCTTGACTTGTCTTGCTCTGATTCAACTATCCAACTTTCAGCCACATAAAGCCCCTCTATTTGTTCTTGATGTTGTAAGGTGTGGTTATGGTGTGCATTGCTTTTTAAGAATCTATAAGCCGCTTTTTTAACCGTATCTTTAGAAAAATACACATAAAACTCATTGTCCTCTGCATCCTTTCTAAAAATTTGCTTGTTAGGTATCAATGCAGCCCCAACTAACAAACGCTGTTCATTATCTACTTGGGCTAAACTATACTTTGTCTTTTTATCTTCTGAAAGGGCTATAAAATTACTTTCTATTGCAGGCATATCAACTATGCTAATTGCATAGATTCCGCCTTCTTCTTCTTCGTCTAAAATTAATTCTACTATTTGTGTCATAATGTTGCTCTTTGATTGATTCTTTTATCTAACGCTGTTTGGTTATTTATATCTGTTTGCAC